GTTGGCAATAATATCCATCATAGTGCTGCGGTCCTTCGGTGCGGGGAACTGGTCCGGGCTAGCGTATCGCAGCCAATAACTGCGGTCCACTTTCGAAAGCTCGAAATACTTGTGTCTACTTAGATCTCCGTAGACACGTGTAATTGCCATGCACATATGACTGATTAGCGGTGTTTGGGCGTCCGTAATCCAGAGTCCTAACCCCTTCCTGAAAAGCACGACTGATGCAGGGACCACCTTTGGTGTGGCAGTCAGGTGCATCTTGCGATATTGGCGCATAACGTCTACTATGCTTTCAGGGCCTGTCCAAGGGTCTACATAAATGCGACCCAAGAACGGGACGGGATCACCTCGTTTGACAACTTCTGCTTTTATTGACATGCCAAACTTTGCCCCTGCCAACATCAAACTATTCGGACTTAAGTCGAAAGTCACACCGTCATCGCCACCATAAATGCCTAGACTGTTCCAGGCATTTATAGCGTCATGGTGGTATCGCAAAGCGCAATAGGTTACGAAAGCGTTGCTGATACTACCGAGCTGGCTGGTGTCGCTAGAACCTGATAGCACAGTACTACCAGTGTCGTAGGCGACACCTTCCTTGGTGAATGCTCTGACGTTGCGCTCCTTACTCATGAGTCTAGATATCTCTGGATGATATCTGGGATGGAATGCGCGACACAGTGCTCCGGTGTATAAATCCCTGAGCACGGAACTCAATGAGCCATCTAGCTTTTCGAAATCGCTAGGGACGGCCCACGAGGTGTCGTGTCCTCTATGACTCATGGTCTTCGAGTGCAAGGTGTAGCTGATGACTTTAGGTGTTTTGCCAAAAGCATACCAATGCGTAGCTTTAAGGACAGACATGAATGAGTTCGTGAACTGTCCCAAGACGAAGTTATGGTCCATGGGTAAGGTTGATATGTTGCGGGGGGGGGTGATCTTAGGGTAAGCCTCTGGCTTCTGAAATGATGACACAACGGGATTCTTCATCTGTAGATAATGCTCTACAGCAGCCAACTGTCTGCGTTGGGTTGGACGATCAAATTTGTCATACATTTCGTCGAAGTTTAGAGGGGTGAGTGTGCTTTGTACGTCATGGGGAACCAGGAACTCAAGGAATTCTGTCATAAACTTATAGTATATGGGCGGGAGTTTCTTTTCCTTGTTTCGGGGCTCGTCTATTCTACCGGCGATGCAAGCTTTGTCGTTGTTGTACGATTTGGCGGGTGAGTACGTGTTATTGACATAACCGGGCCAAAGAGCTCGCATGGAGGACTTGCCATCCTCAGTGACTAGCGGGGTCACTGCTTGATAGGTGTGCTGGTCTACGCAACCTGTGATGAGTGGGGGGAGCTTGTCAAAGAGCTCTGGGCAACGTTTGTAAGCATCAAAATATAATGATGCGGCTTCCACGCCATTGTCCACTTTACCGTAATTGAAAATTCTCTCAATTTGACCGATATGTGGATCACGCGTCTCATTTGATCTTATGAGCGCGGTTGAGAAAAGCTGGCTCTTTACAGTGCAGGTATGGTATTCACTCAATTTACCTAAACTGTAATAGCACTCACCTTTCTCAAAGAAGCGGGTGAAGGCAAAGGGACCGAATGACAATGGTCTCCTTTCCAAACGCTGGGAATTGATTAGTCTGCCCACTGGGCCGTAGATGGTACGTATTGGGTTGAAAAATACGATCCTACGGTCCCTGGACACTTGGAGCTGTTCGACCAAGTACATCACGCTAAAAAGGGCATGGTGAACCATCACGGAATCACATTCGTAATTCCAAAGAGGATGCTTGTATTCAGCACCCCCATTGATGTTGGTTTTCACCAGATCCCCCGTTGTCGTGGTGTACACGCCGTCTGCGGTCTTACCCATTGGCTCTAATGGCACAAACGTGTAAATTATAACTGGATCGCCTCGCAATAAACGATTCATATCCAGATAATAATCCACATCCGTCATAACATAGCATTTCCTACCTGGTATAGTGGTAGTGCCGGGGCGCATCTGTAAATCCTTGTGGTGGTAATAGTATCTATTACCAGCACAAGCATTCACGCGCTGGGCTTTGTTCATTGAGATGTAAAAAGGCTCCAAATTGTTCATGGACAAGAAATGGTCCATAAACGTATTGGCCTTACACCTCAACGTCGCAGCCTCCGGGTGGCTATGGTGTCTGGGCGCACTGTGTGCTATGGTAGTAAGCACACTAGTGTCTTTAAATTTCTGACGCAGATCGATTGCGATTGGGGAGCTACATCGATCGACTAACCATGACATGGCTGGCATATAGAAACGGTCACGAAGATAATAAATTATGTCGCGACGGTGGATATAAGCCATCCCACTCATACAACCCATCAATAGGGTAGTTTTCCATGGTACTGCAGTTATAGTACTGCGCACTCTGTTCCTAACAGCTTGTCGGGCAAGTGACTGAAGAGTCATCAGAGAGTTGAACCAACGGATGGCCTTGTCCAATATGCTGATGCGTTGAAAAGCATCAGTGATATTAGACATATCCATCAGGTCGGTAAGCATTCTTCTGAATGACCGTTTGATCACATTTGCCGGTACGACAAGAGATCCTAGTACGTTACCACTCCAATTGTCACTCAGCGTGAAAATCGATAACGGGTTAAATTGCATACTTGTATTTTTAAATTTACCTTAAATTTTTC